TTTTTGACCGGAGGTGGGATCCTGTGTATGCTAAAAAATTAACCATCAACAAAGGTGTTGACAATGTGATTTTGTTTGAGTTCATCAATCAAGATCAAAAACCCGTGAACATCACAGGGTCAGACTTGCGATTCAAACTGATCAATCTAGCAGGCACAGCTCAGCTGATTGAAAAAGACATGGTCATAATCAACGCTGCTTTTGGTCGGGCCAAGGTCACACTCACAGCAGCCGAGACCACAGAGTTTCCTGCAGAACCTTCAAGCTACAGCATAGAACGGGCCAGTGGCAATCTTGTGGAAGCAGTGTTTGTGGATGCTCAAGCACAAGGTCGCGGTGATGTGGACATCGTTGATTCGGTCAAGCCGGCATTTGTGCCCAGTCAGTTGGTCACCATCCCCACCATCTATGGCCCTGACACATATGTTGATCCAGTGTTCAATTCCAACTATCCTGATTGGGCGTTGAATCCTCCAGGTGCATCGGGTAATGTGTTCAATGATCCACAACGCTTCAGCAGTCATGTGCCCACCAATGGTACCAGTTTTACCACGTTCCAGATGGAGATGGATCATTACACCGGAAATGTCAGGGTACAAGGCGCCCAGACTTATCAATCTGTGTGGTCCGATGTCACTAATGTGCAAAGCTACTACAACAAAAGTGGTGCCGACTATATCAATGTGGTGGGATATCATCCGCTGTTGAGATTGGTGTCGGACCAATGGCCGGGCACAGAACAAGTGCAGTTGGCCCTGGCCACAGCCACCGGCGCCAATGGAGTGATCACCGGGATCACTGTGACTCAAGCCGGATATGGATATCTTGCACCTCCCAAGGTCAACATCATTGGACTGGGTGCAGGTGCTGTGGCCGAAGCAGAAATTACTGGTGATCAGGTCAGTGCCATAAATGTTATAGACGGTGGTTCAGGGTATGTGGCCAATCCACAACAAAGCAATCGGGTAGCGGTAATCGGTATCAGTCGCGGAGCCATCATAAGCATATTAGTTAGATGACATTTAAAAAAATCGTAGGGTTTGGTGACTCCTGGATGTACGGTGACGAGTTGTTGGATCCGGAACTGGTACGCAAACACTCTGATGCACATTCATGCTGGCACCAAAATGATGCATATCGAAACAGCCACAATTTTCTGGGACTGGTTGGAAAACATTACGGAGTACCTGTAGAAAACTTTGGCATCGCAGGTGGCAGCATGCAGAGTTCAATCTGGACATTCCAGTGGTGGTTGGATCACGAACCTGATCCTGGCTCTTGCCTGGTACTGGTGGGCCATACAGACTCAGACAGATTGAGTTTTTACAATCCCAATCACCGCAGCTACGCCAATGATCCTCCATGGAATCGTTTCATCCATTCAACCTGGGTGCAGTACGGATCTAGCGTGGTGCCCGAAGAATTCCGTACCATGGTCAAGCAACAACTGGTACTGACCAACTGTGCCGAACTGGCCCGACTGAACTATCAACAAACAGTGCAGTTGTTTGATGGTGTGGCAGCCCGAAAGAATCTCAACATGATGCAGTTCCACATCATGCCAGCAGATGTTGAAATGAATCTACCCACGGCAATCTGGCCTGGCTTCTCAACCACCATATGGTTCCGAGATCATCCTGGCAATCGGCGTCGAGAATTGATCATGCCCGGCGGCCATCCCAACGAGATTGGGCACAAAATGATAACTGAAAAGTTGATTTCTACCATAGACTCTGCTACAATTTAAGGATGTTGGACATCCTTGGTTATCTACCTGTGAAACGAAAAACCACGCCTTCGGGTTGGGTATCGTTCAACGCAGTGTGCTGTGCTCATAATGGCAGCACAATAGATAAGCGAAGCCGAGGAGGTCTCAAGCCCACCGATCAGGGTTGGAGCTATCACTGCTTCAACTGCAACTACACCGCCAGCTTTATCCTTGGCCGCTCAGTGAGCTTTAAATCCCGCAGGCTCTTGGGCTGGTTAGGTGTGCCCGACGCAGAGATTGATGTGTTGAATCTGGAAAGTCTCCGGCATCGCAGCATACATGGTATCATAGATGATCGCCAACGCATGTTCAACACCCTGGCAGGTATTGAGTTTGAAGAACAAGAATTACCGGCATTGAGTGAGTTGTTGACAGGCGACGATCTGCGTAGAGAGTATCTGAGACTCAGGCGTGTGCCCGATGACTATCCTGTGATGATACAAGATCATCCGGAAAAATCATGGAAACATCGACCCAGCGTGATCATTCCATTTACCTATGACAATCGCATAGTAGGACACACACAAAGATTCTTGGATGACCGCCGGCCCAAATACATCAGCAACAGCCACCCCGGATATGTGTTTGGCACAGACATGCAGCACTCAGACTGGACACAGGCAATCGTAGTAGAAGGAATATTTGATGCGTTATGCATTGGAGGGCTTGCTGTGATGCACAGCACCATCTCAGATGAGCAAGCCCGACTGATCCGTGGCCTAGGCAAAGAGATCACAGTGGTGCCTGATCAAGACTTGGCCGGTATGGAACTGGTAGATCGTGCTGTGGAACTGGGATGGGCAGTGAGCATGCCACCCTGGCCCGAGGACATCAAGGATGTGAACGACAGTGTGATGCGCTATGGGCGTCTGGCAACCATGCTAACTATATTTGAAAATCGTGAAACCAGTAAGATCAAAATAGAACTAAGGAAGAAAAAAATTGTTAAGCGATGAAATTGGTATTCTTATTTGTGGCGATAGTTTTTGTGTTACAGATCCTGATTTTCGAGGATTACATTGGTCTGAAAAACTATTGAATTATTCATCAAAATTTAAAGTTTATAATCTTGCCCACGGTGGATGTAGCAATGCATTGATTTCATTGCAATTACTGCAAGGGTTGAGGTTGAATCCTGATTTTGTGATATTTTCCTTTACAGATGTTGGAAGATATGAATTTGACAGCGATATCAACGCATTACCTAGCGATGTGACCGATCTAGAGATTACATCATATATGAAAAGGCGTTTCACTACCAATAGATATGAAAAAAATGTAGAAAAGATAAAAACAACAGATCGATGGCTAGTTACAGCAGCGTCGGAAAACATGGAAATAATAAAAAATTACATGTATCTGCTGAACTGCATGATGACTTGCAACAAGCAAGGAATACCGTTTTGCTACAGTATTGGTGGATTTATGTTTGGTCAGGGTATTCAATCTTTTATGAATTCTAACTACATAAAAAACTTTCTCAACGAGTATCATGACCAGGAACTGATGACAAATCTATGGAATTATAACACAACAAAAACAAAGCCGTGGTTTCATGTTGAAGATGATGCGGTACAAACTTTATTTGCCAATGAGTGCATTGATCATATTTTAAGGAAAAATCTTGTTAAAAGACTACGGAGTTGATGTACAACGCTTGTTTCTGGAAATGATGTTGGAGGACGCACAAGGCTATGTGCGTGTGCAGAACATCTACAATCCAGAAAACTTTGATCGCAGCCTGCGACCAGCGGCCGAATTCATAAAAGAGCACGGCGACAAATACAAGACCTTGCCGGATCGCACACAGATCTCAGCTACCACTGGCATTAAACTACAGTCAGTGCCTGAACTGAACGAAGGCCACTTTGAATGGTTCATGACGGAGTTTGAATCATTCACTCGCAGGCAAGAGCTGGAACGAGCTATTCTTAAAGCAGCAGACTTGTTGGAGAAGGGTGACTATGATCCTGTGGAGAAGTTGATCAAGGATGCTGTACAGATTTCACTAACCAAGGACATGGGCACAGATTACTTTGCAGATCCAGCTACACGGATACGCCGGTATTTTGAATCGGGCGGACAAGTGAGCACAGGCTGGCCACAGATGGATCGATTGCTATATGGCGGATTCAGTCGAGGCGAACTCAACATCTTTGCCGGTGGATCTGGATCAGGTAAAAGTCTTGTGATGATGAATATAGCATTGAACTGGGTACAGCAAGGACTCAGCGGTGTGTATATCACATTAGAACTGAGTGAAGAGCTCACAAGTTTGAGAACTGATGCCATGTTAACAAACATGAGCACCAAGGACATACGCAAGGACATTGACACAGCAGAACTCAAAGTCAAACTGGTGGCAAAGAAGAGCGGCAACTATCAAGTGAAAGGATTGCCGGCACAATCAAACATCAATGACATACGGGCGTACTTGAAAGAGTATCAGATCCAAACAGGTAAGAAGGTAGACTTTGTGATGATCGACTACTTGGACTTGTTGATGCCAGTTAGTGCCAAAGTAAGCCCAAATGACTTGTTTGTGAAAGACAAGTATGTATCGGAAGAACTGCGTAACTTGGCCAAGGAACTACAGATGCTCATGGTCACTGCAAGTCAGTTGAATCGATCAGCAGTGGAAGAAGTAGAGTTTGATCACAGTCATATCTCGGGTGGTATTTCAAAGATCAACACAGCAGACAATGTGTTTGGTATCTTGACATCACGGTCAATGAAAGAGCGTGGCAAGTATCAGATCCAGTGCATGAAGAGTCGTAGTTCTACAGGTGTGGGTCAGAAGATTGATCTGGAATACAACATTGATACCATGCGTATTACTGATGCTGGCGGCGACGAGAACGACAACGGATTCCGCAAGCCCAGTAGCGTGATGGAATCTATCAAGGCTCGTGCCAGTGTAGCACCGGCAGATGCTACCGCAGCAGTTAAATGGGAACGCGGTCAGGCCAAGCCCGGTATTGATCCACTTGATTCCACACCTAAGATCACAGCAGATGTGCAAAGCAACAAGCTCAAGGAGCTGTTGGGAAAAATTAAGGGATCATAATATGGGCACCAAAATTTATTGTCCAATGATTCACGGTGGCCTTAACATTAACTTAAGGGGGTCTGACAGATTATTTTACAATCAATGTTGTCTAAGTACCAGTCAGAATATTTTTTCTAACGATTTTGTAGTGAATTGGTACGATAAAAATTTACAAAATATTAGAGAACAAAATACCCAGGGTGATTGGCATTCAGGATGTTGGGAATGTGAAAAACTAGAAAAAACTGGAATTAAAAGTTTCAGACATTCTATGATTGAAAAATTTGGAATCCGGCAGAATCTCTCAGGACCGCATAGAATAGATTTATTATTTGATCGTAGTTGTAATTTAGCATGTAGAATCTGTGGCCCTTCCGCTAGTACATTCTGGCAAAAGCATCTTCAAGATAATAATTTGCCACTGGACAAAAATGTAAACATTAAAGATAATTTCACAGTCAACAATACAGGCAATTTTAATGAAATACATCAAGCATTAAAATCTCTAGATTTAAGCAATCTAGAGATGGTACAATTTTGCGGTGGAGAAACACTACTAGGAAATACCTATTGGCAAGCCGCAGAAGCAATTGCAGAATTGGCACCTGATTCTAAAAATAAAATGGAATTAGGCTTCCAAACCAATGGAACTCAATCTATAGATGAGAAGCATTACAAAACAATAGAGAAATTTAAGTTAATTAAAATCATAATCAGCATCGACGGTATAAATGATAGATTTGAATATCTTAGATGGCCGGCCAGTTGGAATCAAGTAGTGGATAACATCATGGACCTTAGAGAAAAACTTCCTAGCAATGTGATGTTTTTTATTCAAGAAACCACCAGCTGTTTAAATTTGTTGTATTTCAATGAGGTGTCACGCTGGGTCGGGCAAAATTTTAATGCTAATCGAGAAGGTGACCCAGTTTATCATACTACACAACTTGTTAATCATGACTATCTCGATGTGGATAACATCACACAAGAGTATGTTGATGCACTTAAAGATCAGAGTCTGAAACATGCAATTAGTAAAAACTGGCAAGAAAATCCTGACAGAATTAAACTGTTTATTAAAGAAACAGAAAAATTTGATTCATTGAGATCACAGGATTGGAAAAAAACTTTTCCTGAAGTTGCAAATTTTTACGCTAGATACCTCTAAATTTGTAATGATGTATGCATAGCCGAAAAGCAATAAATAAACCAAAGGCCTTTTAACGCAATGCAAAAACGCACCCGCAGTCTGCTGGAAGAACTGGATTCCATGTATGTTGAGCGTGAGCGCGACTTGATAATAGAAAGCCGCGCTTCGAACATCATTGCTGGTGCCATCAACTTGTTAGAACAGATAGATGCTTCGTATTCACCGGACCAAGCAGAAAATCTCACACGCAAACTGCTGAATGCAATCCGCACCAGGGATGCAGGCCGTTTTGCTAGAACCGTAAGGCGTAGTCATGCAAATCAATAAACTGCTGGAAGGCGGAAATGTATTTAAAACCAAAGACGGTGAACCGCGCACACAGCGTATCAATCGTGCGGATGTTCCTGCCACAATCCGTTGGATAGAACAAGTAACTGGTATAGAATTTTCCAAAGACCGTTGGCTAGGATCAACTGGTAAGAAACCCACTTCTGGAGATTTAGATCTTGCTGTGGATCTCAATGAAGTAAGCAAAGAACAACTGGCCGGGATCCTTACCCAATTTGTGCAGAGTCAAGGC